CCCGTCGCGTTCGGGTAGGGAGGGTCGAGGTAGACGACTACCTCGTCGTCCGAGACGAGGCCCGTCATCGCACCACGTACATCCCACGCGTCTCGCACCGCGTAACTCACGCAAAACTTGGCACCGGCGAATGCACCAACTCGACTCGCCAAGTTTGATAATCTAGGGATGAACCCGTCGACACTCGGGCGCCGTACGTGCCCACCCTTGAACCCACCAACACCGCCGTGAGCCCCAGCGCACCACACCCACCACGACGCTGGATCACTAGCTCGCACGTCCCGGCACGCCCTCCACAGTTCTTCGCTGGTGAACCCCAGGTCCCTGACATCCTCGTGGTTCAAGATCTCACCGGCCAACTTGCCAGGTCGCTCTAGGAGAGCCGCCATGGCACCAGCCAGAGCAGGATCAGCGTCGAAGACTGCGGACTGCGTGACGTCCTCTAGGTCCAGGTGAGCAGCGATTGCGTGCGCGTACCCCGTCTTGTTCCCGATCCTGCTGCACGGGGGGCGGAGACCGAACGCGTGCAGTGACAGGGCAGCCATGCCACCAAACGGCTCGACCAAGATCACTCGTAGACCTCCGGGGACAGGGATCGAACGATCTGCCTCAGCGTACTCGCCGTGTCTGCTCTGTTCCACAGGCGATTGAGCCCACTCGGGTGTGGAACCACCACGACGGTGCACGTACCGCATCGCGTCGACGAGAACCACGCACGGTCGACCTCCTCCCCCGTGGTGGCGCGTACGCGCTTGACGATGCTGTCGTGCACGCTTCGCCCGAGGGCGTACACGACCTCGTAGCGAGACAGAAGTTCGTCCACGCGAGCGCTCGTGACCTCCGCAGACTGCGTCGCTCTGGAGAACAAGTTGTACCTGTCGAGCGCGGTCATGTAGCTCGCGCGCGTGATCCCTAGCGCACGCATCAACCTAGCACCGGTCGCGTGATCCGGTACCGGGAACAGCGCGTACTCCTGCCCACCCCCGTACGGATTCCTCTCCCCGACGAACGCTGATCTGTTACTCATCTGATCCTCTCCGGCCTGCGACTGGTCTCTGCAACCTGATGAATCACGGCTCGAGGAAGACGCTCTCGGCTGCGTCGATGACGTAGTGCGCGTACGACGAACGTCGAAAGTGACAACCCAAGCAAGATCGAGATCGCGACTGCTCGCTCACACATCCGGCTCGGCCTTGGCGATCTCGCTCAGCAGGTAGTTCACGAAGTCGTTGGCCGCCCCACTGGTCTCCTCGATGATCTTCATCAGGGCGCGCTTCCTTCCCTCCACCGTGAGCAAGTCGTAGGCGATCTGCGTCGCCACGCTGACCTCGTCGTCACGCCACATCGTGATGATGACCACAGCGTCGATCTTGTCACCTAGTGTGCGGGTGACCCCGTCGGTCACCCCGTCCGTGATCTTCTCGCGGTCCTCGAACTGCACTATCTCACAACCTTCCTGACGGCACCGACCGCGATGTCAGCGACGGCCGCGTGAAACCCCTTCGCCTCGGACTCGTGGACTTCCTCTGGGGTAGGACACTCCAACGCGTACTTCTCGACCGCGGTCAGGATGTCACCACTCGACCTCGCTGCATCGGCGGCGGCCCTAGCCTGCGCTCGCGACGCGTCACTCGTCACGTGCACGACTCCGTCAGCTCTGACTCCGAATAGGTCAGCAGTCTCCCTCAACTCTCGGAGAGACTCCCTGGCCACGACAGCGTCACTCGGTCCGACGACCCACCTAGCGTACGTCGCCCAGTTGGATCGGTAGTCGTCGAGGATCCGATGCTCGTCTCGACCCGACACGATCACGTCGGGCACCTCGCGCGGGTCGGTGAGGGTCACGAACCGCGGTCCTGGGATCTCGATCGCCTCCAACTCACTACCGGGCTCCGCGTCGCTGTCGTAGACCACGGCACCGTGAAACCCGCGATCCTCACCGAACCCTACTGGGCACAGACTCCCTGGGATCACGACGAGGCCCTCCTCCACGCGCCACACCTTGTGGTCGTGCCAGTTACCGGCGACGAACACGCGCGCTCCGACCTCCCGCATCACCCACCGGGCGAGGGACAGCGGAATCGCATCCCTCGCCTCAGACAGGAACGGGGGTGGTGGATCGTCGTCGTCGTACACACCCACGTGCGTCGCGACGACGTCACAGGGATCACGTCCTGCAAAGCGCGTGATTGCCTCACGAACCCACACCCTGGCGTCCCCTGGTTGGTACGCGATGGCTAGGAGGCTCCCACCATAACTCGACAGAGACGTGCAGACTCTCGCGACTCCGCTGGCGCCGATCGACACCAGCGCGTGATCTCCGTCGTCCGCCGACGCCATGTCGTGGTTCCCGACGATCACGACGGGGTGAGTTGCGCGTGGCACCAGTGCGTGGTGAAACAGCGCCACGAGCTGGGGAGACGGGTGTGACGCATCGAACAGGTCCCCGCAGACCACGACGTCGTCACACCGCAGCGCCTCAGTGAGGTGCCTCGTAGCCGCCAGGGCACGCGAGATGCGCCGCGCCCTGTCATTCACTCCACCGACCACCTCCCCGCCGAACTGGCGGTGGTTGGCGAGGTGAACGTCAGCCACGAAGATCAACTTCACGAGTCGATCCAGGACATGTCGTCGTCGTTGTTGTCACCGTCCTCCCCGCTGACGAAGAAGTCGTCCTCGGCCGTGCTCGACGCGCCACCAGACCCGCCCTTCACGCCGGGAAACGACATCGCCTGCGACACGCCGAGCTTCTCGGCGATCTCGTCGGGGTCGAGTACCGGGACGAACAGGCGCAGGTCGTGCTGCTTGGTGATCCACTCGTTGATCTGCTCGACCGACTTGCTCAGCGGAGACGGGGTCTCTCGCTGCACGTTGTACTCGGTGTTCAGTCCCTGCCCGGTCTTCATGACGTCCAGGTCGAACCCCCGGGGCGTCGGGTCGGTGAAGTCACCGTACTTGCGGCGGAGTTGCACCAGCTGGTCGTGCACCTTCTTGCCGAACGGGATCACCTTCGGCCCCAGCTCCGGGGTGGTGCGCAGGATGCCGTTGCCGAGGATCCGCGTGGTCGGGTAGAGCTTCCAGGCGCGGTTCTTGTCGACCGAGTTTCGCGACATCTTGAGCGAGTCACCCTTGTCGCACGACGGGCAACTCTGGGCGGGCTTGAGGAACCGCGGACACACGAAGACCAGGAACTCGTTCCCGGGGAGCGTGATGAAGTGCTGCTTGAAGCGGACGAACACGTTCTTCCCCGGCAGCGGAGGGATGAAGCGAACGATGTTCGACCCAGACTTCATCTTGTAGATGTCACCGGCCTCCATCTCGGCCTCGTCGCGATCGACCTGCTCGTCCGTCCAACCACCGTACTTGACTAGATTTCCCACTGCTCTTTCTCCTGTCGTGATGCGTGATGCGTGATGCTACCCGCCACCGTAGATCTCGTTCTTGCGCTGCTGATACGCTGCTCGTATCATTGGGTCGCCGTCCATCTCCTTGCGAACGTGAGCACCCAGGCTCACGAGCATCTCGCGTCTGGAGAGGACGGCCTGCACGCGCCCCTTCATCTTGACCTTCTTGGCGTCGGCCTCGATGTTACGGATGCGCGCGTCTCGAACCAACTGATCGGTCGCGACGAGTGCCTCGATCTCGGGGATCGACATCCTCGTCGTCGTCGTCTCCTTCACCAGGAGGTAGGCTCGAGCCTGCGTCTCCTCCATCTCCAACTTGGCCATCGCAGCCTCCTCGTACGCCTCGGCGTACTTCTCCCCCCAGTACGCGATGTCGCTGGAGACCCGCGCGAACTCGTGGTCGAGCATCATCAAGTCTGGGGGACCGACGCACTCCGCATAGTAGTCGTCGACCTCGATGTCGTGGAGTTTGCCCATCGTATCTATATTCACCTCGCGCCGACCTGATCTACCGATCAAATCTTCATCTTCTGCATGGATCCCCACGCACGACCAACCTTCACGTCGACCAGCATCGGGACCCCGTCGCTGTCATGGGACGTCATCACGTCGACCATCTTGGCCGCCGCCTCCTCGGCGTGGCGCTCCCTGACCTCCAGCATCAGGGAGTCGTACACCGAGAGGACGACCTTCGCCGGAAATCGCTCGCGGTCGATCCAGTCGACGAGGGCCGGGAGGGAGGCCAGGGCGAAGAACGCGGCAGTCCCCTGAATCCGCGCGTTCACGGCCCCATTCTCCGCGTGAGTCCTCGCCTTCGGGTCGGCGTCCAAGATCTTCCACATGGGTCTCCGGTGCGCGCGCCTACCCCTCCACCACGTCCACACGTGACCGGTGCGCCGACACTCACGAAGCGTGTCGTGCGAGAACTTGAGGAAGTTCTTGAACTGTCCGAGGATTCCCTTCCTGGCACGCGTGATGTCGGCGACCGGCACACCCAGCTCCTCCGCCATCGCTGGGTCGGTCTTCCCGTAGGCCAGCGCGAACACGATGGTCTTGCAGATCCGGCGCTCGTGCTCCCCGGCGTCCTCCGGTGCGATGTTGAAGATGGTCCTCGCGAGGGCGCGAGCCATCTCCATGTGGATGTCCTCCCCGCGCAGGAAGATCTCGCGCATCACCGGGTCGTTCGCCATGAACGCCATAACGCGAAGCTCCAACTGACCGTAGTCTGCCTCGACGAGGACGTTCCCTAGCTCTGCGACCAGGGAGTTGCGCGCCAGCGGACCAAGCTCTGGATCCTTCTCCGGGTTCGTGATGTTGTACAGGTTCGGGTCCGACGACGACCCTCGTCCGGTGCGCGCACCGTCGACGTGGAACGAGGAGTGAATGCGCCCGTCACCGCGAACGTGGGGGAGCATGCCAGACGCGTACTTGTCCTGCGCCGCGTAGTGGCGCAGAGCGAGCAGGTGGGGAATCGCCGGATGCTCATTCTCGATCAACCTCAGCGACGTGGCGTCCGTCGACGGTGCCCCACTGTCAGTGAACCGTCGCGCCTTGATCCCGCACTTTCCGAACAGGTAGTCCTTCACGGCGGCGGTAGTGCCGACGAGTCCCCAGTCGATGTCCGCGATTCCCTTGAGGGCGTCACGACACTGATTCTTCCTGATCGTGAGGTACTCATCGTACGCCGAGATGGCGTCTGCGTCCGCGGCGACCCCCCACTGCTCGACGCGCATCATCGCGCGCGCGCCCGGTTGCATCAACTCGCGCCAGGTGAACTCGGCGGCCTCGTCCTCGTGGAGTCGACGGTCAACTGACACCTCAAGGGACGACGTCACCAGTCCATCGAGAGCGTTGTACTTCTGAATCTCAAGCGTAGGAGCAACGGCGTGCGAGTATTTCGAGTAGTCCCTCTCCCCTCGCCCACACTGCTCCAGTGACCTCGCCAAGAGCGGACTCACGTCGAACCCCAGCTTCGTCGAGAGCTTCTCCCAGTCAGGGCGCGAACCCTTCTTGCTGGCGCTGGTGATCGCGCGCTTGATCGTGGACATCGCCTTCGACCGAGACCGCTCGAACTCGTCCTTGTGTCCACCGTAGCCGACCCGATAGGCCATCTTCCCCAGCGAGCCGTCCGCCTCTGGCTCCAGGATCTTCAGCTTCAGGCGAACGTCCGACAGTTCACCGCGAACGGTGGCGCCCCACGCGTGGAGCGCCACGACGTCGACGCGGAAGTCGGACCCAGTCTTGCCGACGGTCTCGTCCTCCAGGATCTCCTTGAGGACTGCGCCCGGCTGACCGCCGCCTAGTTGGTACAGTGCCTCCTCGCCCCACGTCCACACCCGGCCGTCCGGGGTGCACACGCACACCGACGTCAGTCGGAACACGTCGTCGTACGGTCTGCCGAACCACTCGCAGTCGACGGCGATCCACGGGCACAGGCTGACCTCGCCCGCGACCTCCTCCGCCTCCTCCGCAGTGGTCACCGAGCAGAACGTACCGTCGACCGGGGGGAGGTCGGGGACCGGACAGGTGAGCGCCCACTCGACGTCCTGATTGAACCAGAGCCTTACGAACTGATTCTTGAGAGCCGACGTCGGGTGTGGGACCACGAACACCGGAGTCGACGGCTCACACAACTCGTCGGCGAGCCACCCGAACGAGCGCCGCTGCTGGAGCACGGCGATCTTCTTACCGAGCACTGCGTGCGCGGCGATGTTTCCAGCGCAGAGGATCCTCGTCGGCTCGACCTCCTCGATCACGCTGGCGAGGTACGGCGCGCACGCGTCGACGTGCTTGTCACTCGTCTTCGAGCGCCCAGGCGCGCACGAGATCGCGTTCGCGATGGCGATCGGCCCGCTCCAGTGCTCGTCGACGCTGCCTCGCAGCATCTTGCCGGACTGCGACAGAAGAGGGCGCCCAACGCTGTCCTCTGCCCGACTCGGATAGTCGGTGACGATCAGAAGACCTCCAGGCTCTCCCTCCGGTCTCATGCACACGGTGCGTGCATTTTTGTAGAGGTCGCACCGCGTGCACTCGCTTGTGTGGTCCAGAGAGTCGCCTCGCTGAACCGCCGTTCGCGAGTCGTTCAGGTACACCAGGTGGTGCATCAGTGCCTCATGATCATCGCTGCGGCACGCTTGATCTTACTAGACCACTTCTCACCGAACGCCGCCATCGTGGGGACGTCGTCCTGAATTCTGATCGCCTCGGAGATGAGCTTGTCCTCGGTGTCGCACCCGGCGTCGCGCATCGCGATGAGCACGTCCTTGACGCGATCGATCTTGACGAGCGACTCCACGACGTCACTCGTCAAGACCCCCTCATTCTCGACGACCTCACTCATGTCGTCGGAGTCGAACAGGTCACTGACATCTGGAGCTTCGTGCTCGACTGCGTCACCAGTCGGGAGTTGGCCGAGGTCCGGCTTGACGAGCGGGGGCTTCTCACGATCCTCCTCCTCAGTCTTCTTCTTCTTCGCCCGCGTCGAAGATCGCCTCCCCTTCTTCGACTTGGGCGGCTTCTCCTCCGGCTCGGCGCGGTCATCGTCGTCAGCGGTGGCGACGCCTTCTCCGGTGGTGGTGGTGAGCGATGCTGCGACAGCGCCGGTGAACGCGTCCGGGTCTTGCCTGGTGGACGCGTAGGTAGTGGGGCACGTCACCGCAACGCTCACGCCGAAGGCGCTCTGAAGAATCTCACCGGCCATCGCGTCCGACAGTCCACTCACAGTGAGTGTCCCGTCGCTGTAGTTGATCGTCACGTCGACGGCCTTCACCTGCGTCTTGATCTGGTACTTGGTCAAACTCGTCACCTGGTCCTCCTGCCTCTCTACAAGTTGCCCGGTCGCAGCGACTCTGCTGCCTGCCGGAGTAGTCGCTCGGTACTGTACTCGTTCGGGTCGGTTCCCGCATCGAGTAACACGACTCCAGTCTTGACTCCGTAGAATCTCAGTTGCATGGCGCGAGCCCACGCCTCGTCTCGCGCGTCACCGTCCAGGCACATGACCACTGGACGACGTGACCGCGCCAACCTGTCTAGGTGCGCGTGCGTCGGCTTCCCGAGGCACGCCACCGCGTGGGGGTAGTGCGGCAGCGCGTCGAATAGTCCCTCGACGACCAGCACCGGGGCGTCGGTCTCTGCGTCGAGCACCGCCACGTTCCACAGCACGCGACGCAGACCGCTCGAGTTGAGGTACGGTGGCTCACCCTTCCCCCAAGTGCGCGCCACCACACCGACTAGAGAGCCGTGGTCGTCCTCGATCGGCACGACGATTCGATGCGCAAACCGCCCCTCGGCGCACGCGCCGACACTGGTGGCCTCGCAGGTACTCCTGCGCACTCCGCGCCGCGCCAGGTAGCGGATCGCTGGCCTGAACGTCTCGGAGCTTACTGCCGGGTCACACCACAGCGGGATGAACTCGCGCGGTAGTTCGACGTGCTCGGCACCTGACTGAACCGCCTCCTCACCAGTCGCCATCGATCGGATGAACCCGCGAGCGTTACACCGAAAGCAGTGCCAGTACCCGGTCGACTCCCTGAACCCGAGGGAGCCGCGCCGATCCTCAGACCCCCTGCGCGATGCGCACAGAGGGCAGTTGACGCGCACCCACGGACCAGACGACCTCGCCCCGGATACGGCGGTGATCACGAGGTCGTTGCTCACCAACCCTCCTCGCGGAACACGGCGCACATCCTGCCGACGTCCATCTCAGTCGGCAGCGGCCCGACTGACATGCGCGCGTCTCCCTGACGGTGCTTTCCGACGAAGTACGTGATCGCCTTCTCGACAAACTCGTCGTCGACGCCCTCCTCTTCCTCCCTGTTGAGGGTGATCACGGTGTCGGCAACGCGGCTCTTGTTCTGGCTGTCAGCGCCGCTCTCCTCGTCCTTACGGCGCTTGTGCTTCTCCTTCGCCTTCGCCGCCGAGGCCGTCAGACCCCACAGACTGTTCTGAACCACGAGCTTGCTCCTGAAGGCGTCCATCACCTCACCGGCCGCGGCGTAGTCGCCGGCCCCCTTCACGCGGTCCACGTAGTCTAGACACACCAGGTGCAGGTCTCGACCCGCTGCCTGCATCTCCTGCTTGACCTTCTTGACCCAGACCTCGATCTCTCCAAACGTCGTGAGGTTCCCGGGGAACCACTTCACCACGATCGGACCGAGCGGTCGCTGGGATAGCACCTCCATGCGCTGCCTTGCCACCTCCTCCCCGCTACCATCCTTCACCGCGTTGATCGAGATGCCGGTCATGTTCGCGATCAGACGGGACCACACCTCGTGCACCTCCAGCTCCAGCGTCGCGTAAGCGACGCTGAACCCCAGGTAACTCGCCGTCGCAGCAGCGTGCGACAGGCACATCGAGTTGTGCGTGACGGTAAAGTCACCGAGCAGGAACCTACCGTCCCCATCCAGGGTGAACCCGTAGTACCTCTGCACCCCCGCCCTACGAACGAAGAACCCCGTGCGCAGTGGATCCTTCTTGGACGTACGCATCGGCGGTAACTTCCTCGGCACCAAGCACGGAACCACCGTGGTCTCACCGCTGATGCAGAGCCGGTAGTACGTGCCGACAGCTCTCGTGGGGGAGTTACAGCACACCGCAGTCCTCTCGTTTACGCGCGGTACACACAGTCCGAGGGAGCGCGCCACGAACGCAACATCCTCGGCGAGACGACGAGACTTCGTCACGAAGTCGTACGAGGTTCGGCTCACGCTGCCGTCCGTGTCCATGAGACCAGCCAGCAGAGCCAGCCTGGCTCGACGATCAGCCGTCTTGTACACGTGAGGAATGAACTT